CTGAAATCGACAATGATTTTTTATTGTGGGACTGCCCCTTGCCTAAATGGTTTGGAGCGCCTGTCTGGCATATGCATGAAAGCCTCGATCGTCTTGAGCGACTAACTTACGAGTACCCGCGAATCTGTCTCGGTAGCTCGGGTGAGTTTGCGAAGGTCGGAGACGAGAAATGGTGGGATCGCATGAGTTCCGCGATGGATGTAATTTGCGATGACGGTCTTCCTCGGTGCAAGTTGCATGGTCTAAGGATGCTCAACCCGAGCGTTTTTACAAAACTTCCCTTGTCGAGTGCTGATAGCACAAACATCGGACGCAATGTCGGTATTGATAAACACTGGACAAAAGGAAACTATCTACCCCCCACCAAAGAAGCCAGAGCACTCGTGATGCGTCAACGCATCGAATCTCACAATTCACTTAGTCATTGGAGTCGTTAATGTTTATTGCAATTTTTATTTACGCAAGCGCAATGGTTCTTGCAAACTTGTCAATCGCAGCCTTCGGGCCGTGGGTGTCTCCAATCAATGCGTTTTTCCTGATTGGTTTGGATTTGACGCTGAGAGATTGGCTCCACTTTAGACTGAAGCAGTCGCAAATGTTTGCGCTGATCGCTGTCACCGGCTTGTTGACATTTGCTCTGAACCCATCGTCGGGAATGATTGCGCTTGCGTCATCTGTCAGCTTTACAGCCGCAGCACTTGTTGATTGGTCAGTGTTTGCAAAACTGACGGGCTCGTGGTTCAAACGATCCAACGCCAGCAATGTCGCAGGGGCTGCTGTTGATTCGTTGGTTTTTCCAACGCTGGCATTTGGCGCTTTGATGCCTCAGATCGTCATCTTGCAGTTTGTCTCAAAGATGGCAGGCGGGGCCGTGTGGGCATATGTGATTGAGAAAGTCAGCAATGCTCGAAAAACAGATTGAGGCCAAAGTCTGCGCTTACGCTAAAGAGCGCGGGCTGCTGGTCTACAAGTTCACGAGCCCCGCTAGGGCTTCGGTGCCTGACCGGATGTTCGTGCTGCCCAGCGGGAAAATCTTCTTCTGCGAGTTCAAGCGCGGTGGCGAGAGGGCCACCAGTGCTCAAGAGCGCGAGCATCACCGGCTGCGCCAGCACAAGGTCGTGGTCTATGTGATCGACGATGTGTTCTCGGGCCTGCGGATGGTTGACGACATGATTGCATATGCTAACCCCTAACATGCTTCACGACTACCAGAAGAAGGCGGTCAACTTCCAGTCCACGCACCCGCACTCGATGCTGTGGTTGGACATGGGATTGGGTAAGACCGTCATCACGCTGACCACGCTGGCGCACCTGATCCGCACCCAGTTCCTGCGGGGCGTCATCATCGTGGCCCCCATCCGCGTCATTCGACTCGTGTGGCGTCAAGAGGCTGTCAAGTGGGAGCACACGAAACACCTCCAGTTCAGCATGGTTGTGGGCACCAAAGATCAGCGCACACGCGCTCTACTGCGCCCCGCTGATGTGTACCTCATTAACTATGAGAACCTCGGCTGGCTTGCCGAGACGCTCCAGACTTACTTCGTCAAGAAGGATCGCCCGATGCCCTTCAACGGGATTATCTGGGACGAGATCAGTAAGATGAAGAACAGTGCCACGAACCGGGTCAAGGCGTTTCGCAAGATTGCCGACAAGTTCGACTGGACTACCGGCCTCACCGGTACCCCGGCCAGCAACGGCTACAAAGACCTGCATGGGCAGTTCCTTGTGGTGGACAAGGGTGAGCGCCTCGGCACCAGCAAGACGGCGTTCCGCACCCGGTTTTACCGCAAAGTCGGCCCCTACAAAGAGGTGCCGTATGACGACACCGAGGACACAATCAAAAAGCTGATCGGCGACATCACGCTTGAGATGAGCGCGGAGGACTACAACCCGCTGCCCGACCTCATCGTCAACAATGTCGAGATCGAGATGTCTGACGAGTTGCGGGCTAAGTACGACAAGTTGGAGAAGGAGTTCTTCCTCGTGCTCGACAGCGGCAAGGAGGTTGAGGCATTCAATCAAGCGGCCCTGACAAACAAGTGCTTGCAGTTCTCCAACGGTGCCATGTACCCGATCGCCGGGATGCCGCTGTGGGAGCCGGTGCACGAGCTTAAGCTGGACGCGCTAGAGGAGATCATTGACGAGGCGCAGGGTAGCCCGGTGCTGTGCGCCTACGCCTATCGGTCAGACGCCGAGCGGATCATGGAGCGATTCAAGGCGCTGCGCCCCATCAACTTGACCGAGTGCAAAAGCGAGGCATCGCTCACAAACGCCATGCACCGGTGGAAGACGGGCGACTGCGCCCTGATGATCGGCCACCCGGCGTCGATGGGTCACGGGATCGACGGCCTCCAGCAAAACGGTCACATCCTTGTGTGGTACGGGCTCAACTGGAGCCTTGACCTGTACGAGCAGTTCAACGCCCGGGTGCGCCGCCAAGGTCAGGGTGCCCCGGTCATGTGCCACCGCATTCTGATGCAGGACACCCTTGACCAAGCGCAAGCACTGGCTCTCGACGAGAAAGCCACCACGCAGGCAGGGCTACGCAACGCGGTCAAACAGTACCGCCAATCAAAAGGGGTGTGAGATGAGTATGCACTGCCCGATGTGCGGCACTTGGTCAATCGTCAAAGAAACGCGCACCAACAAGGCCGACAACATTGTCAATCGTCGTTACGAGTGTGCCAACACACACCGGTTTTCAACTGAGGAGAAGATTCGACATGACACAAAACAAAGTCGCACCCATCAAGTGCCGTTACCCACAGCAGTCCGAGCCTGAGTCTTGGCGAGACTACCTGCCGAGTGTGGCAGGGGTTGTGATTGTGGTGCTGTTTAGCCTAGCGTTTGCGCTGCCGCTGACTTACCTGATAGTGCGCTTCTAGGCGAATAATTTTGTTCCGGACTTGTCGATGATTAAAGCCTGCTTTCGGGGTGCAATGTCGGGGCCATTGGGTACACTGATATGCGTCCAGCGGTCAAACTCACGAATGATTTGATCGAATCCGATGTCACTGGCAATGACCTTTCGCACCACTTCGTCCGGCGTCATACCGGGCACACGCAGGTCAGCGGCGCACCCTAGTCGGTGCTGGCTGGTGTCCTTGCTACCTACGGCGTCATTGACCTTCTTAGACCGAAAAGCTGAGTTGACCATGATGGGTTTGCCGCCCAGCACCACCTTGACCTGCTCCAGCATGTCGGCCAACCTTTTGAGGTTTTCCATTTCGACATCGTTGGGGGTGTTGTCCCAGCCGTTACGCTCGGCTGACTCAGAGGCCGTAAGTTCGTCGAGTGTAAAGTGCGGTGTCAAGTTCATTTGATTGCCGGTGCCTTAGAGAGAAGATCGGTCTTGGCCTGCGACCCCGCAGAGCTTCCAAAATAGTAGGCAATGATGCCTGTCCATGCGGTGCCGAGAGAGCCTAGCATCATCAAGATGGCGGGGTTGTTGGAGTCCACCTTGCCCAGCAGCATCATCACCATGATGCCGAAGAACCCGACGGTGACAATCGCAGCCAGTGCCGGGGGCACGATGGAGCGGGTGGTGGCCTGCATCTCCCGAGCGGATTTGCGGTCTTCTACCGACAGCTTTTCAAAGTTCAGGCCAAGTTCCTGCGCTTGCTTTTGGAGTTCGATCTCGGCGATCTTGACCTGCGCGATCTGCTCGGCGGTCAGTTTGTTGTTGGAGATCATGTCTCCGACCTTCTCCGGCTCCACGCCAATAGCCTTAGAGATTGCAGAAACGGCCATACCGGCCAAGGGGCCACCCATCGCTGTAGCGATAGTGGGGGCGATCTGTTTAAGCCATTCCATTACTGTTTGCTCCTTGAAAGCATGGTTGCTGCAATCTGCAAAAGAACACGGTACTGGTCAACATCCGGGGGCTCTTCTTTCCAGCCTACCGTAATCTGCCCTACAAATTTACCCTGTTCTGGTGGGACGCTGATGCGGCACCCGTAGGTGACACCTCGTTCGATATACCACAAACCGATCTCGGACTGCGCGGTTTTGTACGCACCGCAAGGAATCTCACTTGCCATCAGCGCCACGACATCCCTGTTGTTTGCGGCGTTGGCAGTAAAGAGGCCGACATCTAACCCCTCGTGGGTCTTGTCCCTACCGTCCTTGGTATAAGCCCGATACAGGATACGAGTGCCAAAGATCGGATTGACCTTGAAGATCGCCACCACCACGGCGTCGGTGTGTTTGAACAGATGCGCTGCTACATCTTCGACACGATCCTCTGCGATGGTGGGCAGCTTTCTTTGTTCCTTGTAGGCACCGATCAGAAACTCTTGGTTTTGCCAGACAAAGTACCCCACGAACGCGAAGACAGCCATCAGCACGATGGCAAACAATTTAAACGGCGAGTCCACATACCCAAGGACCTTGTCGATCAGGCTGTTGTGGTTGATCTTCTCGTCGCTCATATGCCCAGCTTTTGGAAAATCATGGCAAAAATACGGTTGGCAATCTCAGGGGGCAAGGTGATGATGAAGTCGAAGGAAAAGTTGATGAAGATGAGGTAGCAGATGACTTTGATCCACTTTTCCATTGCATCGATAAGGATGAGATGGATATCGACCGGTTTGCGGGGCATTTCATAGTCAGAGCGAAACCGCACCTTGTCCATCTCGAACCAAGTGCCTTCGTTGGCCAGCGAGGTCGATTCGCGATTGACCCCCGGCTTAAGTTGGAGTTTTTGCAGCGGCATGGTTATCCAATCAGTGCGCACTCAGCGGTACGCCGTTTAACTAGGCCGGGCAGCACTTTGCCACCCCCGCGTGTCCAAAGCATCAGTTGCTCCTTCGCGCCTTCCCAGTCCTTGGCGTTGATTTTCCTACGGAGAGTGCTGCTCTGCAACCGGCCAATTCCCAGGTTGTAGACAAAGTCCACGACGGCGTTGAATTTGGGCATGTCCGTAATCAGCCCCGGGCAAAGACGGATGACCCCCGGGGCGTAGGTGTGCTCAAGCTCCACCATCAAAAGGGCCCTGGCCCCCGGCTCATCCATCGGGCGGTCTGTTAGCTGGACTTTGCGGCCGTCAGCATAGTACGTAGACCCGTACCCGATGGTGGCGACACCGGCCGGGCACAGGTAGGGCTTTGACCGGAAGCCCTCGAACCTGCGGCACAACTCTGCGGCAAGCTCCAGGTTCATCACAGGCCCCGCTGTTTCAGAGTGCGGTCAAGGAACCAAAAGTTGATGGTACCCGAGAGAAGCGCGGCGAAGTCCGGGGACATGATCTGCTTGAACACTTCCGCCGGGGGGAGTCCACTGGCCCAGGCATTCCAGGCAAACCAGATATGTGCAAAGGACCAGATCAGCATCACCCAGTACGTCACCACCGGGCGGACACTGGCGGAAAGCGCGGCAGACCAGCCCCCGGCCGCCTTGACCATTTCGGCCTGCTGCTGGATAGCGGAGTTAAAAGCCTCCATGACCCCAGCGTCTACCGCAGCTTCGCGCTGCGCGCCGATCTCAGCCAACTTCTGCTGGCCCCGGACCTTCTCCAAGTCGCACTGCC